CAACTTCAAATAACACATAACTGTATAATATGAAATGTTGTATTGGTTTATTTTTTATATGTTTTTTAACATAATTTTTCCAAAAAAAATCTATTATGTCTTTTTTATATTTTGAACCAAATGTTGGGGGTTTTATTGGCAAATTTTCAGGTAATGATTTAAATATTCGTTCATTGTTTACATAAATAAGTTTTACATAGTCTATTGGTATAAACGCTATATCTGCTTCTTCTATGTTTGAAACTGTTGAATAAAAATTTTTTAATTGAAAACAAAATAAATTAAACAAATCCATTTCAGGGGGGATATTTAATACATTTTCTTTAAGAATACTGTCTAATTCTTCTAAATTATAAATATATAACTTCATTAAACAATATAATAATAACAGATATAATTATTATTATAGTAATGTCCAGAGCTATAGTTGGTTATACAGGTTTTGTCGGAACAAATTTACTCCAGTTTTATAAATTTGATTACTTTTACAACAGTAAAAATTTTAGTGAAGCGTCTAATATGACGTTTGATGAGTTATATTTTTGTGGTGTCCCTGCAGTAAAATGGAAAGCTAATAAATATCCACAAGAAGATATAGACATTATTGATAGTATTAAAGAAATCTTAAAAACAATAAAAGTTAATAGAATCATATTGATTAGCACAATTGATGTTTACGAAGATGTAGACAGGGGTTATACAGAAGATTATGATTGTGATTGGGTAATAAATCATCACTATGGTCGCAATAGGTATATGTTTGAGTATTTCGTAAAAAACCATTTTGAAAATTACAACATAATTAGATTGCCTGCTCTATTTGGCAAAGGATTAAAAAAGAATGTCATCTATGACTTAGTAAACAACAATCAAATAGATAAAATACCAATAAATTCATTATTTCAATGGTACGATTTGAATTGGTTAAAAAAAGACATAGACTTGGTTATTCAAAACGATATTAAAATATGTAATTTATTTACTGAGCCCGTGCATACAAAAGAAATAACGAATCTTTTTCATTATGATGCGAACAGCTATTACAATAATGAAAAGGAAATGATTTATAATTGCAAAACTAATTACACAACAATATTCAATTGCGGCGTTTCTGGTTATGTTAGGAATAAATATGAGGTTTTGAGAAATATAAAAACTTATATTGAAGGCGCAAATAAAAACATCGCTCGACTTTGCGTTTCTAATATTTGTATAAAACATATCTGTCACTTCCAATTTGCTTGCATATTGAAATTGTATGGAATTAAGAATGTACAGATAGCACCAACTACACTAATTAACGATTGGAATAATATTGGAAATCTTGACGTGTCAATGTTTACAGAAAATGGAATAAATGTTTATTCATTCCAATCTATTGTTTATGGTTTAAATGATTTGAATATATTCTCAGAAACAAGTGGTGAATTAATGACACATTTAAAAAAGGTTGTGGATTGTGCTTCAAATTGTGGTGTAAAAATATTGGTTTTTGGGTGTCCACGCAATAGAAAAATTGTAGATAATGACCATGATAATGATGCAGTATTTGTTATGTTTTTTAGAGAGCTTGGAGATTATTGCAAAGATAAAAACATTGTTATTTGTATAGAGCCAAACGCAAAAGAATATGGTTGTAATTATTTAAACACAATTGAACAAGGTGGTGTTATTGTGAATAAGATAGATAATTCTAATATCAAATTGATGATTGACCTAGGTAATATTATTATGGAAAATGATGACATATCAATTGTTCATAAATATTCAAATGTTTTATGTAATATTGATATTGCGCAACCAAAAATGTTAGACCTATCAAGACCCCATGACTTGAATTCCGATTTTGTAAATATTATAAAAGATATCGGTTATAATAATAACATTAATTTGGAAATGATTTTGAACGCAACTAATAGCGATGATGAATTAACATTATTACAGAAATCGTTAGACAATTTTGTTCACTTGTATGCTAAGTAATTCATTACGAAATCTTCATATTTGAAAATTCCGTATATTTTTCCGCAGTTTACGCTAATTACGTTTTTTTCAACTTCCTCTATAATTGAGTCTCTTGAGTCAGATGAGGATGTGGGTTTTGTTTTATGAGACAAAAAGTATGATTTATATTTAAAACAATCGTCAAACCCCTTATAAAATCGTTTTATTTTCTCTTCCATTTTACCTTTGTTTCTTTCTATTTCTTCAGGTGTTACCTGATATTGTTCAATTGTCTTATAATCCGTATTCGCAATTATTGGTGTATATTCAACATCTGTTAATGTATATAAATTATTAGAAACGTCTCTTGGATAAAGTGATGAGAATTTTCCATCCATTATTGTTAAAGCATTAAATTCACAATTTTTAACCTTCTCGTACACTAAAGAAAGAGTTATTTCGTAAATATAATCTTTCTTGGATAGTCCAAATTGATTGTATGTGCAATCTAAAAGTAAATCGCAATTTAAATATCTATCATTTGATAGTTTTAATTGAATCGTTTCATTTACTTTCTCATAGTCTAACACTTTTGTATCATAGACGATTTTGGTATTCTGCAGGGATTCTTTAAAAAATGCCTTTATCTTATCTGAGTTTATTACTTTTTCTTCTGTAATTATTACATTCCCATCAATGTTGTCAAATATTTTATTTTCTGTGGTTTTAAAGTTAAAATTTTCGTGTTTATAAATACTTTTATAGGTTTTAGAATCAATCAGTGAATCGTTCGCTATCACGTAAAAATTATTAGTTATATCGTCAACGCACATCCCATAAACATTTTTAAAAGTTTCGTAATTATTATTACATAATGTTCTTGTGTTGTAATTTCTACAATAATGATATCCTAAATGTAATCTATTTTGATTATAATATGACGAGTTGTCAAATATTTCGCTTTTTTTCTCTACAATCGTTACATTATATTTGTTCTGTAATATATTTGCTATATGGCAACCATACCAACCTGCGCCTATTACGATAATATCTTTAATTTCTTTCATACATATCTTATTGTCATATAAATAAATCTAATAAATAACTTATAAAAACCATATAAAATTATTTTATCTTATTATCTATATTCCGCAATATGGGAATACCCAGTTATTTTTCACATATCATCAAGAATTATTCAAACATTGTACGTAGTTTGAATTATTTCATATCTAAGAACTTGCTTTTCCATCACTTGTATATGGATTGCAATTCTATTATTTATGATGCTGTTTATGGATTAGAAGCTGAAATACAGAAGGGTGAGCGTGAAATGCCCGCAGATTTTGAAGACACTGTTATTACTATGGTTATTGATAAAATAAAGTTTTATATTGAGCTTATTCGGCCAGCTCATACTGTATTTATTGCGTTTGATGGTGTGGCTCCTTTTGCCAAGATGGAACAACAACGAACTAGGCGTTACAAGACTTGGTTCATGAAAAATGTGGAAATGGGCACCGATAAGAAAATATCTATTTGGAACACATCTGCTATTACACCTGGAACTGATTTTATGAATAAACTTTCTAGACGTATTAATTATGAGTTCAAAAATAGTGAAAACAAACACCGTGTTAAGAGAATGATTGTTTCATGTTCTGATGAGTGCGGTGAGGGTGAGCACAAATTATATGAACATATGCGCACGAACGACATATTCAGTGATAATGTTGCAGTTTATGGTCTAGATGCTGATTTGATAATGCTTTCCATCTTCCATTTGAAATACTGTAATAATATATTTGTATTTCGTGAAACACCCGAGTTCCTGAAGAATTCAATTCCAGTACAGGCAATGGACCAAAACAATCATAAGATTCCACACTTCTTAGATATCCGACACTTATCAACAAGTATAATGTCTGAAATGAAATGTAAATATCCTGACCCTATTCGCATTCATGATTATGTATTTTTGTGTTTCTTTTTGGGCAATGATTTTTTACCACATTTCCCAGCAATGAATATTCGGACGCATGGAATTCAAGGGCTATTGGATATATACAGATTATGTATTGGTAATACACCTGACCGATTTTTAATTTCTAAGACAACTGGTGCAATCTCTTGGAGAAACGTAGGACTATTGGTAAATGAAGTGGCTAAGAGAGAACATGAGTTTTTAATGAATGAGTATTTTGTTCGTGATAAGTTAGATAAACGTAGATACTTAGAAACTACACCACTAGAGCGTGAAGAGACACTATTGAACACTCCAGTTATTTTTAGAGCAGAAGAGAAATACATTTGTCCTAGTGAGCCACAATGGGAGAAACGTTATTATAAAACTCTTTTTCATGGTAATTTGAAATCAGATAGTATTAAGAATATTTGTATTAATTATTTGGAAGGTTTGGAGTGGGTATATAAATACTATACGAATTCTTGCCCAGATTGGCGTTGGAAATATAAATATCATTATCCACCTTTATTTGCAGACTTGTGTAAATACATCCCACATTTTGATACAGATTTTGTGAAAACAGGAGTTACCAAATCGTTTTCACCATATACCCAATTGGCATATGTGTTGCCAAGTAGTAATCTTGAATTGTTGCCAAAGAATATAAGTGAGTTCTTAAAAACTAATTACGGTGAACTGTATCCAGAGGATTATGGGTTTCAGTGGACATTCTGCAGATACTTCTGGGAATCCCATCCGCTTCTTCCTGAGATTTCAAGTTCACTTTTAGAACAATGGGATATTCAGTTCCGAATGTGGGCTGGTAAATAATATTTTAGTAATATATAGGGAATGGAAGAACCAAAAGAAAGTGAAGATATGATGGAACGTAAATCAAGACGTTTATATGATATGATGATTGAATATACAAAACGTCGCAAAAGACCTGTGGATAAAAAACGAATTGTTGAACAAATAAACATGGGGTTTTTATATACTGATAGAACTTATGGTATGTTTGATGACACACTTTTAACCACAGCATTAAATGAAGAGATAGAAGACGCTGCTTTAGAATTAGCGAAGAATGGTAAAAAAGCCAATATTGGACATATTAACGCAGAAGGAAATTATGCTTTATTGTTGGCATGTAAAAAAAAGTTTAAGAGTGTTATTACTGAATTATTAAAGCATAAAGGAAATCATTGCGCTCCTAATTCGGAGGGTGAAACACCACTATCGTATGCTGTTTCTGATGTAGATATGATTGATATTGTTAAACTACTTATTGATAAAAAAGTATGTGGTGGAAGTGATTATAAGAAAGAAATGATGCGAATATTAGAAGTTGGTAATTTTGAAGCCTTTAAAATATTACTTGACGTTCCCGAATTAGGTGTTGATTCCTACGTTTATGGGAATGATTCAAAATTAACATTATTAGAATATATTTTTATAAGTGATTTGGGACCTGATTATTCAGAGAATCATAGATACGCTCAAGAATTATTAAAACAAAAAAAATTTGGATGTAATCCTTTACATGTTAATAGAGCCCATAATGTTAGTGCTTTATTGTTTGCAGTAGGCGATACAGGTTCTGATATTAACTTATGCATTAATAATATAAAAGAATTATTGAAATACGCAGAGGAAGAAGGCAACACTAAATACGTTGATTTTAAAAGTGCGACAGGTAAAACTGCATTTGATTTGATTTTTCATAATGCTTATGCGGATGGAGGTAGTATTGATATTCGTATTTTGAAATTGTTTATTGATTATTACTATAAAAATAACCCCAACAGCAAATCCTTTTTACGAAACATACCTATAATGTGCAATGAATCTGCGCTATTTGAAGCATTAAAAAATTTGTATCCTGCGAATGTTAGAGAATTATTAGATAATGCTTGTGTTGATGTTATTTCTGCACGAGCCACTCTTACGAGACCTCGCACACCAACACCTGAAATACCATTAGGTAAACGAAGTAGTAGCAAACGAAGTGGTAAAAAAAGTGCAGAAAAATTAGAAGATGCTGAAGAGATCCCAATTGTTAATGCGTTAACACCTGTGTCGCCTCTTCCTTTGTGGGCTCAGGTTGATGACCCACATGAAGTTGGAGTTCGTATGCCAAAACCTTATTCTCCTAGAAGAGGTGGCAAAAAAACAAGAAAAACTCGTAAATAAATTTATGTTTTCGCCAGAACTTATCATAAAAAATTGATTCCTTTTTATGATAAACCAATTTTGGTATCCAATCACATGCCACGCGCAATTGTTAAAGAGTCAGAATCGGAAGAGGAGCAAGTTGAGATGACGTTCTCCTATTCCAATGTCAAGGAAAAGGTAATCCTGTACGGTAAGCCAATTGTGGAGCTTTGTGGAATTTACGTAGTGTGGATCTTGTTGCACTATATTTGCTCGCACCTCTACGTTGCATGGTGCACACCACTTACTGTGATCGGGTTCTTGTTGTCACCGTTTGTTGTCCCAGCGCCTCATTGCCAGGCATTCCGTTGGGTGATAGCTACTGGTAGCAATAGTATCACTGCCATGTGGTGCACCATTGGCACGTGGATTGCCAAGAAAATTATCCTATAAAAAAAGATTATTAAATTCTACTGTAGATAGTGTATTTTTTTGTATCAAGTTTTCTACAACAATATCCATTTTACCTCTGTTTTCACTCAAGATTCTCTTGGCTTCATCATATGCATTACGCACAAGTTCTAATGATTCCGAATCCATTATTTCTTTTGTTTTCTCTGAATACTTTGCGCCTGCTCCCATACTACGACCCAAGAAAGGATTACGGTCACTATCAATATCTTCATTATAAAATGCTTCCAATAACTTGCCCATTCCATAGTTCCCTATCATACGTTGCGCCATAGAATTGGCTTGTTTAAGGTCTTGCACAGCTCCAACAGAGACATATTCTTCACCATAATAAAGAGTTTCAGCAGCTTTACCACCCATGGCAATAATCAGACGTTTTTTTAATAGATTCTTTGTGTATAATCCACTTTCTGTTATATTTTGATGTTCATTAAAAAGAGTATAACCTCCAGCACCATTATATGTACTTTGAATACTGACTTTTTTTAATTCAAAATATTCTTTAAATTCATTACATAGTAATGCATGTCCTGTCTCATGTATGGCAACTCGTCTCCTAGAATCATCCCCACGGGTGTCTATTTTGCGAACTAACCCAACTATTAATTTATCAAGTGCATTAAATATATCTTGTTCGCTTATTACGGTTTTACCAACTCTCGCTGCATATATTGCTGCTTCATTTAATAAGTTCTTTATTTGAGCTCCTGAAAATCCACCAGTTAATTCAGCCACCAGGTCCAAATTAATATTAGGTTCAAATTGTTTGTTTTTTGAATGCACGTTTAGTATGTCTCTACGAGAGTTTTTATCAGGAAGAGCTACTGTAATAATTCTGTCAAATCTACCAGGTCTAAGCAATGCAGCATCTAATACATCTTTGCGGTTCGTTGCGGCAATTATTAACACACCTTCATTGTCTGAGAAACCGTCCATTTCTGCCAAAAGTTGGTTTAATGTTTGTTCTCTTTCATCATTAGCCATATTTATTCCAGCGCCACGTTGACGACCAACTGAATCAATCTCATCAATAAAAATAATGCAAGGTTGATTCTCACGCGCTGTTTCAAATAAATTACGAATTTTTGACGCACCTGCTCCTACAAATACTTCAACAAATTCACTTGCAGAAATAGATATGAAATTGGCGTCAGCTTCACTCGCAATTGCCTTTGCCAATAATGTTTTACCAGTACCAGGTGGGCCTTCCAATAGAATTCCTCTTGGTACTTCTGCGCCTGCATTTTTGTAATTCGTTGCGTTTCTTAAATAAGAAACCACTTCAGTGCATTCTTCAAATATTTCTGGGCTTCCTGCAAAACTGGATAATGTAATGTTTGATTTTTTCATAAGTTCTTTGTCTTTTTCCAAATCAATGTTAAGAGACCCTGGTAGACCAGGCATTCCTCCACTGAATGGATTTCTTGTACTGCTATTGGATAAAAATAATGACCTAATAAATGATAATAATAGAGAAATAAATATAAATGGAACAAATAAATTATTAACTCCATTTAAAACGTCAATAGCCATTGTTTGAATTTGACTAGGATCTTGTTGTTTTATAAAAATAGGTTCGGCTTTGTTTTTAATAGTTGTTTCTATTAAACTTGTGCTTAGTGGTGGTATTATTTCTGTTAATGAAAAATCCGAATATAAATCATCTGTTAGTTCAATATTCTCAGAAATAACTTTATCGTATTTAGGTGAAAAATAAACCTTTGATATTTCATGGTGATCTATTTTTTGCAGGAGGTCAGGATACTGAATCTTTTT